AGGTAACACAAAAAATATATTAAGTTCACTTTATAAAAGAAGTGTATTGGAAAGATTTTTGGAGACAGAAATCCAACATAGTGGAGAATAAAATGGCAATGAGTCCAAAACAACGAATGGAGATGGAAAAAAAGTGGAGAAACTATCGTCTGAACGAGGTAATCACCGAAGAAGACAATGATGCATTTGACGCACCAATTCCATCACAGATAAATAGATTTATGAAAAAATTCATAGATTCATTACAAAAGGGTAAGTTGAACAGAAAAAGAAAATTAGCCATAATGGGTAAGGTAATATCAAATCTTGGTATTGAACCCAATGAGTTGATGAAGTATGTTCGTTTGGTAAAAAAAGGATTGTAAGTTGCCATCCAAGTCCAAACAACAACAGAAGTTTATGGGATTGGTTCATGCTTACAAAAAGGGTGAAGTACCTGCCAGTAAGGTAAGTAAAGCCGTAAAGGACGCTGCTAAATCAATGAGCGGTAAGTCTGTAAAGAAATACGCAAAAACAAAACATGATGATTTACCAAGAAAGGTAAGTGAAAAGTATAATTACAAGAAGGCACGAGATAAATTCAAAAAGACTGGTGAATTACCCGACCACTTGAAGAAGTTGGTAAAAGATTTAGATAAAATTGAAAAAAAATATAAAGTGACAAATATAGTAGTACCTGGTTTGGAATGGATGGCTGATTTAGGTGAGGCACAAAAAAGATACGGAGTGGATGAGGTTAAGAAAGCCGTGTTGGAAGCTTGTCAGAAAGGATACATGACACATCCTACAAGAAAGACCAAGATTATGTTTGGTAAGAGGTATCGTAATTGTGTAAAGAAAGAGGATGTGAATGAATACACATACGGAGTTGGTGATATAGTCAAGGACATAAACCCAACTTGTCCTCACAATGGTGCTGTCGGAAAGGTAAAATCCGTAAATCCAAAATCCGTTGTGTTTGTTGTGATTAACAAAGGAAAGAATTATAAACCAGGTGATGTTTTGGATAAGACACATGACCAAATGAAAAAGTTAGACGAATCTCTTGAAGACAGAATGAAGGATGTCATGAAAGGTTTGGCGAAACAACTTAAGTTGAAATCTGTGGTAAGTATGCACACAGGTAAAGGTAGTTTCAGTTACTTCATGAATGATGAAAAAGAGGTAAAGAAATTGTCTTCCATGTTAAAAAAACATTTAAGGAGAGTAAGAGTCATAAAATTAGATAAAGATGATTCTGCAAAATTTGTAGTTGCAGCTGATGTGTTTGGTGGAATATAATGAGTTCCCATCATACATGAGAGTATAGTAACGAAGAACATCCAGTTTGGGTGAAACATGAGGAAGAACCTATGAGTGATTATAACAATAGAATTAAAGAGTGGATTACCAACTTGGTAATCGAAGAACTCAACGAAGATGATTCTTGGTGGACATCGATGTCAGCAGACCAACAAGCAGATTACATCAAAAGACATCCACAATCACAAAAGGCACAAGACGCTAAAAAAGAAAAAGAAGATGAACCATCTCATGAAGAAATAATGCAACATATAGAAGATGAAGGATATGGTGGTGATGCTATAGGACCAGATGGTAATCCAACACCTGAAGCGTATGAAGATGCTAAACAAGAGTTGATGTATCAAAAACAACAAGATGCTAAAAAAGAAAAAGGAGATGATGGTGGTAAGGACGACGCTAAACCAACCTCAGATGAGGTTGATGACATCAAACAAGCTTCTGATATTGCCAAATTCATAGAGAAACATGAAAATAATTTAAATGATGATGAACAAAAATACCTTCGTGATTTAGCACAATCAGTACTTTTTGGTCAGACACCTCCTCGAAGGGCTCAAAGGTATATCAAACAAAAGTTAGGACTTGACAAACCAAGTCCTGCCATTCAACCTAAGACTCAATCTAAACCCAAACAAAAGGTTGCAGGAGCAGCTGACTCTCGTGAGGTGAGAAATAATGTTATGAACAGATTAGGTAGAGACCAATTTAATAAATTGAGTTATGGTGAGTTACAACAGGCATACGATGATGAATTTGAAAGATTAGGTTGGAAGAAGAAAGGTAAGGACTATGTCAAACAAGAATCCGTTGAGGAAACTAAGAAAAGAGATTACAAGGCGGAGTACAAGAAGTTTCAATCCTCTACCAAGGCAAAGAAGTATAGAGCAGAATTAAACAAGTACAATAGACAAAAAGGTACTTATGGAAATGGTGATGGCAAGGACGCATCACACAAGGGTGGTAAGATAGTGGGATTCGAATCACAATCCAAAAACAGAGGAAGGGCCGAAAAGAGTAGGTTGAAGAAGGAATCCTTACAAGAGAACTTATTGTCATTTTACCAATACATGGGTGATTTCTACGGAAAGAAGGGTATTTATCCTGATAAGAAAGGTAGGGATTTAAAGGTTGGGGATATCAACAAAGCACTATCGGTCTATCTTAAGAAGTATTCTAAGGACACATTCACAGGTGATAGTTTGGATAGGGAAAGAGTTCGTGATATCCTAATCAAGATGAAAAAGATTGACCCTCAGTATAAGAAACAAGAGGTAAAAGAAAACAGAGACAAAATCAAAAAGTATCTCATGAGTAAGGGTGATAATGAAAAAGATGCCACAGACAAACTAAGATACTATGATTTGGTTAAGAAGCTTTACAAAGGCTCTCCACCAGCAAAACAAGCTCAGATTATGAGTTCCCTATGGGCGAATGAAGGGATTGAAGAGGGAAAGATGAGACCAGCCGTAAAGAAGTTATTAAAACAAAAGGGATACTCTCCCATCTTTAACGCGATTGACCAATCTAAAAGACAATTCAAACAAATGAGATACTCACGAGGTGAGATACAAGATACTCTGATTGATATGTTTGGTGATGAAGACCCAAAGATATTACAAAAGATTAAGGAAAATTTGAATGAAGCTGTTTCCAAGTCCCAAGCTCAAGAAATAATGAGACAATTAGGTGGAAGAAAATTTGAGATGTTGATGGGTGTGAAATCCAAAGGTGTTGGTAAGGATGGTTTGATTATTCACATCGGTAGGAATCCAAAAAAGGTCTCACACATAATTATAGACTTGGATAGGGGTAAGGATTTATATAACATTAAATTCGGTAAAATATACAAGTATAAATTTAAAATAATTAAAAATCTGAAGGGAGTCGGTGTGGAACAGATGCATGATGTTATTGAAAAATATACTGGTATGTTGACAACATTTAGACCAAGATGATTAAACTAAAAGATTTATTAAAAGAATTTACGGGTACAACTGTAGGGTACGGATTAAATACAGGTGATGCTTGGCCAGATGGTATCTTTACAAAGTATGGTGAGAGAAGATTAATCACCCCAGCTGGTATGCCAAGAGGAATGAAACAATTGGTTGCACCAGCAGCAGATTCGGTATATGGTGGAGATGGTACTCAAAGAGAAAAAACTGCCATGGAAAAAGATGGTGTGTTCAAGAGGACTAAAATTACACCTGAGTATGTAAAAAGTAACGCTGTTATAGATCCTCATGAACTTCGAGACGATACACCACCATTAGCACCAAAACAAAGAGTATTTGGTAGACGACCATTTGGTGTCAAACCTGATTACATTATTCCAAGAGAGGCATCAAACTTTGTCACATCGGATAAAAATTTATTAGTCAAACCCACCACTCCACCTGAAGGAAGTGAAAGTGGTGGTATTCCAGCAACTCCCGAACAAGGTTCTATAGGAGCTGGTAGTAAAAGTGGATATAGACAATTACAAAAAGGTGGTGAGAATTTAGTTCAAGGTAAGGGTATTGATAAGATGTATGTTTATAAAATGTTAGGACATTACGACCCTAAAAAGGAAGGCTTAACAGAACATATATTGAAAGTACTTTTAGAGGCAGGTTCATTACCTATCAAATTAAGTAAGGTCAAGAAACACACAAAGAAGACATTAAAAAGACAGACGGATGGTGGTGTTAGTGATGACTTTTATAAACACCATAATTATCATAGTGGCCCACATATCTCAGGTAAAGGAGCCGAACACGCAACATACGATTTCGATGATAGTGATTACGATGTTGAAGGTGGATACCAACAGAGGAAGGATAAACAGAAAAGAGGATATGAACCAGTTGAGAACTTAACAAAGGAACAGATACAGACCATCAGAGATAATCTATGTGTGAATTGTGGTTTACCAACAAATGAAAATTTAAGAAAGTGGTTCAAAGACCGATGGGTAAATATCGGTAAGAAAAAGAAAGGTGGGGGACATCCACCATGTGGTACGAGTGGAAAGAAAAGAGGATACGCTAAATGTGTTCCAGCAGCCAAAGCTGCAAGAATGACCAAGAAACAAAAGGCAAGTGCTACTCGTAGAAAAAGAGCCGCACAAAATAAAGCTGGAAGGGGTGGAAAACAATCAGCAGGACAAGGTAAAGCTCCAATAAGAGTAAGTACCAAACCTAAAAAGTAATGTTGAACTATCCTAACTACTTAAGAAATCAGGCACCAGTACCACAGAATAATCCTGATGGAGAGCATAGATATTATTTACCAAAAAAATACAGAAAAAAAGATGAAGCTGTTTTGGTAAAGGAGTTCAATTGTGGGTGTCATGATATTTATAAGATAGAAAGAATTGAAGAAAAGTGGAGTCAAAAATACAAGAAGAGTATTAATTGTTCCAACCCAAAAGGATTTAGTCAAAAGGCACATTGTCAAGGACGAAGAAAACAGGAAAATATTATGAATGATAACTTAGAAAAAACTATTCGTGAAATAATCCGTAATGAAATCAAAAACATTCGTGAATCTGAAATGATGACCGAAGAACAATTTGATGAAAAGGCTGGTAAGAAAGATGCTTGTTACCATAAGGTAAAAGCTCGATACGATGTCTGGCCTTCAGCTTACGCAAGTGGAGCACTCGTCAAGTGTCGTAAGGTAGGTGCTAAGAATTGGGGTAACAAAAGTAAAAAGGAGTCAGTCGTAAAGGAGTTTGGTCTCCCACCTACAATGCAGGCTGAAAAACAAAAATTAAAAAATCCAAAGACTGGTAAGATGGTTACCGTGGCTTCTGTAATGAATCAAGGTACAAAGACATATCCACCAGCATTAGTAAAGAAAGCTCAAGCTATTTATAGTGCAGCTTTAGAAAGAGAAAGGGCAACAAAAAAGAAGTTATACGGAAAGTCCAAGTATAGTTTTAGTGGAAAAAAAGAAGGTGTAGACGAAGGGGCTATGAATTGGGAAAAAGATTTCAAAGGATATAATGATAAAGAACTAAAAGTTATTTCTAAATTCATTATGTTAAATGACAAAGGTATCGATGGTGTTATCAAAATGTCTAAGAAAAAAGATTTCAAACCCTTGATAAAAAAAATGGCACAGAAAGGATTACACGAAGGTTTGAATGAGAAAAAATTAGTTGGAAGGCCTTTGGTCAAGAAAGCTATACAAATAGCTAAAAAGATGAGTGGTAATATGACTGGGGCAGTCAAGAAAATTGAGAAGCTTAAAAAGGGTTTATCCAAACAAATCGAAGTAGAGGATGCACTCCGTAAAGCTAATGAAGGATTTGCCAGTGATGCTCAAAGACGAGCAGCTTTCGCTAGTGGATATGAAGAAAAGGGTAAGAAGAAAAAGAAAAAGAATGAGGAAGCACTGAAAGAAAGTCCAGCTTTTCAAGGTGCTATACATCAAGCCATGAGACAGATGCAAAAGGCAAAAGTACCTGGTAAGGGTGGAAAACCGATTTCCATGACTACGGCACTCAAGGATAAGTCTCAACCAGCTCATAAAAAGGCAAAAGGTGTATTAGCTAAACTCGTTGATAAACTCAAGAAGAAGGAAAAACCCAAACAAAAGAAACAATCAAAGTCAGACGCACAAAAATACGCCTCGTTGTATGGTGGTGGTGGAAAAGTTGAATCGTATGATATATTCTCTGAAGATGGTGGTTGGGGATATACTATGGAAGGTATCGTAGAGGCAGAGTATCAAGGTCGTAAGGTTAAACTCGGTAAACCGATGCAAGGTGATGTTAAAAAATTCAAGGTGTATGTGAAGAATCCAAAGGGTAATGTTGTTAAGGTTAATTTTGGACAAGGTGGTGACGCTAAAGGTGGAACCATGAGAATTAGAAAATCAAATCCAAAAGCCAGAGCTAACTTTAGAGCAAGACACAATTGTGATAATCCAGGACCAAGACATAAAGCTCGTTATTGGAGTTGTCGAAAGTGGTAAAACTCAAAGATTTACTTTATGAAAAGAAAGACCATGAAGGGTCAATGGCTAAATCCCAACTGGAAAGAAGTAAAGAATATGCCTTAATGATTTACAAAATCATTCAGAATGTGGATAAGGATGGAGATGGTGAGGTTCAGTTTCCAGCTTGGGTACAATCTAAACTTACCAAGGCGGAAGATTACTTACAATCAGTATATAATTACTTGGATGGTAAGGATGGTTTAGGTGATGACACTCAAGAAGCATCACAAACAGCATATGTACCAGGTTATCAAACACCTCATGCTTTTAAGAAATCAACAAAAGATGCTTTGACTTGGGATGATGAAGATGATGATGATGAAATATTAGGTGGATTGTTAGATAAGAGAAAGAAGAGAGTTAAAAGGTTTGGTGAGAAAAAAAGAAAAAAGTGATATTTATTTGTAATTAGGAGAGATAAAATGTCAAACAAATTAAAAGATTTATTAAACGAAAACATAACTGCAGCAGGTGGTGTTGTTTCAAGACCAGCATTTAGTGGTTTGGATATGGGTTTTAGAACTCAAAAGTCCACCAAATTGACCAATATCGTTGAAGATATGTATGGTGAACAAAAACCAAAAATAAATGTAAAAGAATTTGTTCATGAAATTGGACAATATAATTCTTATGGTAAAGAAATTTATCGTGAAGGTAATTTGAAAGAATTGGCTTCTCGTCTATCTAAACTTGCAGAAACAGCAAAACAACACACACTACAAGAAACCGAAGATTGGTTCGACAAAATTACAGTCAATCGTAATATGAAAGAATTAACAAGTCTCTCAGGTCAATTCAAAAAAGTAGCTTCCGAAGCACAATCTCTCCAAGAAAGAATGTCTACTTTGTATGAGGACATGGGACACATTCTTGGTCGTTATTACGAAATAAATAATGAATCAGTTGAATCAGAAGTCAAGGAAGAGTTTAATGGTATAGTTCGTGAGGGTGAATACGAAGAATTCTTTCAAAAGGCTATGAAGAAATTCGGTATAAGTTCACCCGATGAGTTAGACGATGATAAGAAGAAAGAATTTTTTAACTATGTGGATAGAAACTATTCCGCTAAAAACGAAAAAGACTAAGTAGGAGTTTATGTTAGAAGTAAAGGTTCGTAAGAATAATGTAGAACACGCACTACGAATATTAAAGCGTAAAATAAAGGATAGTGGTTTGATGTTAGAATTAAGAGAAAGAGAATTCTATACCAAACCATCGGTCAAAAACAGAGAAAAGAGAAAGTTGGCAAAGGTTAGAAAGTGGATAAGACAGAGGGAGTTGAATCCTGATTGGTGTGGAGAACCACCAACTCAATCCCTTAAGGATAAATACGGAAGAAAAGACCGACAAAAATACTAATTTTTTAACTTGTATATATTTATATAGTACAAGAATATGTCATTCATTCTATATGACATACCGATGATAATGTAATCACATTATAGTTCCCAATAACTATACTAAATCCGTTGAGTTTAGGCTCAACAATCTCAAAGGAGATTAATAATGGATGATCTTTTAAAAGACGCTATAGCAGATGCTAAAGCAGTTCGTGAAACGGCTCTTGCTAACGCTAAATTAGCTCTCGAAGAAGCATTCACTCCACGCATTCAGTCAATGTTGTCTCAGAAGATACAATCTGAAATCGAAGACGAAGATGAAGTAGCTGACGCTGATGAAATGTCTCACGAAGGTGAAGACCATGATGAAGAAGAAGAAGCTCCTGAAGCAGAAGCACCAGAAGTTGCTGTAGAACCTGAAGAAGGTGAAGAAGTCGAAGATATCGCTGATGTCGCTGACGAAGTCGAAGATGAAGATGAAATGGCTCACGAAGGTGAGGAAGAAGACCATGATGAAGGATACGATGAATCCAAAGTAATCGAAATCGATGGTGTCAAGTACGCTCCAGTAGTATCTGAAGAGGAAGAAGACGAAGATGAAGCTATGCACGAAGAAGAAGATGAGGACGAAGGATATTCCGAAGACCTTGATTTAGAAGCTGTATTAGCTGAGTTGGAAGGTGAAACCGTAACCGAAGAAGAAGACGAAGAAGAAGAAAAAGACGAAGTCAAAGAAGAGGAAGACAAAGAAGAAGTTGATGAAGAAGTCAATGAAAACGATGTATCCTCTGAAATCGGTGCAGCAGACAACAAGTTAAAACCAGAAGCTGGTGATTCATCTAAAGTTGGACAAGGTCCTGAAGGTGAAGGTAAAGACAAAGAATCTGGTAAAGAAGATGAAAATCTTGAAGTGGTTGATGACTTAACTGAAGATTTGGATTTGGAAGAGGTGTTAAAAGCCTTAACCGAAGAAGAAGACGAAGATGAAATGAAAAAAGAACAAGAAGAAAAAGATGAAAAGATGGATGAAGAAGTCAAATCACTAAGAGCTGATATCGAAGAACACAGAAATGTTGTCAAATATCTGCGTGGAAAGTTGAATGAAGTTAATCTTCTCAACGCCAAACTATTGTTCACAAACAAGTTATTCCGTAATTACGGATTATCTAACGAACAGAAGTTAAAAGTTGTGGAGACTTTCGACAGAGCAACAAACCTAAGAGAAGTCAAGTTGGTATTTTCAACTTTGGCAGAATCTTTTGGTAACAAAGTGGCAAGTAAGCCAAGTAAACCAATTAAAGAATCTAAAGGTTCAAGTTCGAAGCCAGTAGCTTCTACCAAACCAAAAACTGAAGAGGTAATCTCAGAAGGGTTTGATATGAAGGAACGCTTCCAAAAACTTGCTAAGATTCTTTAATTAATTCAAAACTAATTAATGGAGAACTAAAAATGAGCAATTTTAATAAAATTGAAAAACTCATGGATTCTTATGATCCTGTTCGTTCCCGTTTAGCAGAAACCGAAAAATTAGTCCAAAAGTGGGAACCCACAGGACTTCTTGAAGGATTAGAAGATACAACAAAACAGCATGGAATGGCTGTTCTTCTTGAAAACCAAGCTCGTCAGTTAATTGATGAATCATCAAAGACTGGTGGAAGTGGTTCTGAAGAATGGAGTGGTGTTGCTTTACCATTGGTTCGTAGAATCTTTGGTGAATTAGCCGCTCAAGACTTCGTTAGTGTTCAACCTATGAACCTACCAAGTGGTCTTATCTTCTATCTTGACTTCAAGTATGGTACTGCTCAAACAGCGAACCATGTACAAGGTAGCCAAATTCATGGTAATACCTCTGCTTCTGCT